AAGATACGTAAAGCCGTATCAACAAAGCTATCCAACGCTAAAGCAAAAGCAAAAAAAGATTCAAAACGTGCTATAAATGCACGATACAGGGCAAATAAACTACAAGAAAGCCTTAGTAAAATAGATGCAGCTCTTTCAGGTGACGGAAAAGAGCCAATATCCGAAGAAGAACTACTAGCGTTACCAGAAAAAGTAAGAAATCACGTTGCTGAGAACGAAGTTGTGTTTAAATCTAACGATGGACCACAGGCTGAGTTCTTAGAAAGTCCAGAAAGAGACGTATTGTACGGTGGAGCAGCAGGTGGAGGTAAATCATACGCACTTCTTGCTGATGTTTTAAGAGATGTAGGCAATCCTAACCACAGAGGACTACTTTTAAGACGTACTTTACCAGAATTGACCGAACTTATAGACAAAAGTAGGCAATTATACACAAAAGCGGTGCCGGGAGCAGTGTTTAAACAGGCAAAATCAACGTGGGAGTTCCCTTCAGGAGCTAAAATATGGTTTTCTTACGTAGATGACGACAGAGACGTAACAAGATACCAAGGACAAGCGTTTAATTGGATAGGAATAGACGAAATAACACAGTATCCTACTCCATATGTTTGGAATTATCTAAGATCTAGACTTAGAAGCACCGACCCACAACTTGGTCTCTATATGAGGTGCACAGCTAACCCCGGTGGAGTAGGCGGTTGGTGGGTAAAGAAGATGTATATAGACCCATCCCCACCCGGACAGGCATTTTGGGCAAAGGAATTTGACACACAGAAAACAATAAGGTACCCTGCGGGACATTCTAAAGAAGGTGAACCTTTATTTCTAAAAAAATTTATACCAGCAAGGTTGACAGACAATCCATATCTTGCTATAGATGGTCAATACGAAGCTATGTTGCTTTCCTTACCAGAAGTAGAACGAAAAAGACTATTAGAAGGAGACTGGGATGTTGCAGAGGGAGCAGCTTTTACAGAATTTAGCAGAACGCTACATGTGGTGGAAACCTTTGACCCTCCTGATGGTTGGGCTAGGGTACGTGCCGGAGACTATGGCTACAGTAGTCCTTCTTGTATTCTTTGGGGTGCTATAGACTGGGATAACAACATCTGGATATATAGAGAACTGTATATAAAGAACAAAACCGGTGAAGCTCTCGGTGATTTAATACTAGAATTAGAAAGAAACGACCCAAATATGCAAATATCCGTATTAGACTCAAGTTGTTGGAACAGAACAGGGTTAGGGCCTAGTATAGCAGAAACAATGAACAGAAAAGGCTGTAGATGGATTCCATCAGACAGAAATAGACTAGCAGGAAAGATAGAAGTGCATAGAAGACTAGCTTGTGACAGCAGAGGACAACCAAGAGTAAGAATTATGGAAAATTGCACTAATTTAGTAAGAACATTACCTACATTACCTCTATCTAAACATAATCCAGAGGATGTAGATACAAAAGCAGACGATCACGCATATGATGCGTTAAGATATATGATGATGGTGAGATCCTTGCACAATGCAAGTACACCATACTATTCTAGCAGGCAGATGCAACGATATGTGCCGGAAAATGAGGTATTTGGATACTGATGGCTAAAAAGAAAACCCTATCTGAAGCAGAAAAAATAGTTGAGGCGATAGCTCCTGATAACTATAGACCCCTTTCTATGGAAGCATTAACTACTAAAATAAGAACAGGTTCAGCTACTTTTTATGATGTGCTTATGTATAACGTAAATTTACAAGGACTAGATGTTTCTAAAGGCGTAGTAGAAGTTAATAAAAATAATCAAAAATTTTTAGATATAGTTGCTGAATATGGAAAAGATAGAGATGGTATGTCATTAAAGAATTTTATAAAGTATTATAACGCTTTAAATTCAAAAAATTTATTAAATGAAAATTACTGGGAAACAACTAAAGATTTAGATTCTTTTCGTAACAGGATTCTCCCAAAAGGAAGAACAAAAGTAGAGAATCATGTAAGCACAACTTTAATATCTTTAGATACTTTAGTATTTGGTTTAGCTCCTGCAAGCGTAAAGGGAGAATACAGAGAACAACTAAAAGGTTCAGATAAATCAGGACTTAAAAAATGGCAATTTTTAGCGCAGGATCGTAAAGTAAAAAAGTTTACACGATTGCCAGATAAACCTGTAGATGCCATAAAACCAATCATAAAAGGTATTTCTCAAATTTCCAATCCTGATATGAAATCTGCCCTTCTTCTGCAGTTACTTCATCCCGGCAGAAATATATCTCACTACGAAATTACAATGAGTAAAGAAGTGTCAGAGTCTAGAGTTAATAAGGCAGGAGAATCTACTGCAATAAGACCCTATATCGCAGAGGAAATTATTGATGGAGTAAAAAAATATACTTTAAATGTTCCGTTAGATGCAAGTGAAGCTAAATCTGCTGGTGGCAGTGGCCGTAAATATACCTATGAAAGAGTTGTTCCGGGAGATATATTGCAAATTATCCTTGGGGAACAATATAAAAATGCTCAAAAAGAAAACAGAAAATTTTTATTTAAGAATAATATAAACAGCACTAGTGTTTATACAGCGGTAAAAGATCATATAACCCCACAACTTAAACCGTTAGAATCAGTTATGGGAAGAGAGTTTACTGGTGGTAGTGATATAAGAAAAATGGCTATTATTTCTATGATTACTGGAACAAATAATAAAATGGCTACGCATCTGTTATCTGGACATGAACTTACGCAAGCTTTATCTAGAGAGTTAAGTAGTGATATATTAGCTACAAACTATTTTACACCTTTTGGTTTAGATCCATATAAAACAGATGCTACTATGAAATTGCATGAACATTATATTGCAAGTTTATTAGGTCTTGATAATTTATTAGATATAATAGGGCCTGAAGGTGCTAACATTGATTCCGGTAAATTATCTATAGATGCTCAAATAGATGTTGTTAAGCCGGGAGATAGAGCTGCTTTAGAAACTATTAATAAACCTACTGAAATTAAAAATTCACAGTTAAACTCCGCACAAAAAGAAGATAAGAGTAAAAGAATAGAAACTAAAAATGAAGAGGCTAATAAAACTACTGAGTTAATGTCGGAAGAGAAAAAAACAAAAATAGAAAAAGTAAGAAAAGAAGGAGCAGAAGCTAAAAGGGGAGCAAAACAGGCTGAAAAAGATACTCTAATATTAGATGGCGAAATAGATGCAATAAAAAATGAAAAACAAAATGTTATAGAAAAAGAATCTCAAGAATATGGAGATAAAGTATCTAATGAGATGGATGAGTATTATAAAAATAAACCCGGTTGGAAAAAAAATGAAAAAGGAAATTGGGTTAAGGATACTTCTAATATAGGACATAATATGGGGCCAAAACTCGGTGTTGTTGCACCAATATCAGGATTAGTTGGATATGGTCTTCTTACGGCTCCCAGTGAAACTGTAGCATCAGAGGTAGCATCTACCACAGCTTATACAGGAGTAAAAACCACAGGAGCTTCTTTGGCTAAAACATTAGGTGGTATAGGATTACGAAAAACAGGTATAGCAACATTGACCGCTGTAAATCCTGTAGCTGGTTTAGGTGCAATAGCTGCTGGAGAAGCATTTTTTCCTACACAAGCTGCCGATACAGAAATACCTTCAGAAATACAGAGATTATATGATTTAGGAGCTACTCCTGACGAAGCATATGCTTTACGGGATTATGGAACTATGGAAGAACAGATGGAAGCAAAAAATTTACAAGAAGAAAAAACAAGAGAGGCTCGTACTGAAGCAATTCAGATGGGTGAATTATTTTAACAACAACCAACTAAAAGGAGGCAACTATGCCACAAGGAGTAAAAGGTGCATACAAATCTGGTTACATAATGGGTCAGATGGGTAAACAAGGAGATATGAATGAAGCTAACGAAAGCTCATTACATCGTGAAGGTTTAGATGGAAGCATTGCTGGTGCCAACGCTGGTACTATTAGCGGACCATTTCAATCAACACAGGATGCTAAATCTGTATCATCTAACCAAACAGGCGCATTAGGTACAGTAATGGGTGCTTCAAAGTACACACCATAACGTAAAGGGAACAGTATGTCTGATCCAACTGATTTAACAGAAGAAGTAGCAAACAGCTCAGGAGTTATTGGAGTAATTCAAGAACGCATGCGGGCTGCTGAAGATGGTAGACAATCCCACGAAGACCGCTGGTTAAAAGCGTATAAAAACTTTCGTGGAGTATATGATTCTACCACACAGTATACCAGCACAGAAAAGTCTAAAGTATTTATAAAGATAACCAAGACTAAAGTGTTAGCTGCATATGGTCAAATTGTAGATATTCTATTTGCAAATAAGAAGTTTCCAATAAATATAGAAGCGACCCCAGTGCCGGAAGGTATTGCAGAGTTTGCTCATATGAAAACTCCTGCAGATGATATTGTACAAGAAGGACCAGCAGATCCTTTTGGTTTTTCTGGAGATGGTAGGCAACTACCACCCGGAGCTACAGAAGCAGAACAACCTAACCTTGATTTTTTAGGTTCTACTGCAAATAAGTATGGTCCAGAGGCTCCTATAGCTGAAGGCCCATCAAGAATAGCTGAACCACAAATATCTCCTGCACAAAGCTGTGCGTTAAGAATGGAAAAGATTATTCAAGATCAACTTACAGATACTAACGCTGTTAATGTTTTGAGACATGCTATATTTGAGTCCAGTCTTCTTGGTACAGGAATAATAAAAGGTCCATTTAATTTTGGTAAAACTATTCATAAGTGGGAAGAAGGAGAAGAAGGTAGAATATATACACCCTATGATAAACTTGTTCCTCGTATTGAGGCTGTAAGTATTTGGGATGTATATCCTGATCCTACTGCTACAAACATAGATGACTGTGAATATGTAATACAGAGACACAAAATGAATCGTTCTCAATTGCGTAATCTTATGAATATGCCTATGTTTGATCCTGAAGCAGTGCGAGAAGTTATTGCTGGGGGTGGTAATTATCAAGAAAAGTATTTTGAAGATACAATTCGTGATGATGAAAATGAACCATACACAGATAATGAACGCTATGAAGTGTTAGAATACTGGGGAATACTTGATGCAGCATTTGCTAAAGAATTAAATATAGAAGGTGCAGATGAGTTAGACCCACTAGATCAAGCACAGGTAAATATCTGGGTTTCTGGAGGTCAAGTTCTAAGAGCTTGTGCTAATCCATTTACTCCAGAAAGAATGCCATACTATGCATTTCCATACGAACTTAGCCCATACCAAATTTGGGGTGTTGGCATACCAGAAAACATGGAAGATGCACAAATGTTAATGAATGGTCATGTACGCATGGCTATAGATAATTTAGCACTTGCTGGCAACCTTGTATTTGATGTAGACGAAACATCACTTGTACCCGGACAAAATTATGACATTTTTCCCGGAAAAGTGTTTAGAAGGCAATCAGGAGTTACTGGAACCGCTGTAAACGGCATAAAATTTCCTAGTACTGCTGGTGAAAACATACAAATGTATGACAAAGCAAGGCAACTTGCTGATGAGGAGACAGGTATACCAAGCATTATGCATGGTCAAACGGGAGTAACAGGCACAGGAAGAACAGCAGCAGGACTATCTATGTTGCTTGGTTCTTCAGGATTATCTATAAAAACAGTTATTAAAAATATAGATGATTATCTACTTAAACCCATGGGAGAAGCTTTCTTTCAATGGAACATGCAGTTTAATGATAGTAATCCAGATATAGTTGGTGACCTTGAGATTAAACCAAAAGGAGCTGCTTCTGTAATGCAAAAAGAAGTACGTTCACAAAGATTAACTATGTTATTACAAACCGTAGCTAACCCTATGCTTGCACCATTTATTAAAATACCAAACCTAATAAAGGAACTAGCAATATCTCAAGATATAGATCCTGACAGTTTAGTAAATGATGTAAATGAAGCACAGATATACGCTGAAATACTCAAAGGATTACAAAATGCCCAACAACCCGAAGGACCCGAAGGACCCGCTCAAGGGCCTA